GCCGAGCAAAGACAAAGAATTAGCGGATTGGTTCCACATCTGCGGCACGTCTTATCGCATGATTCTCCCGGATGACCGCGATAGCATCGACGAATCACCCTTTGAAATCTATACGCTCGACCCGCGCACGACGTTCGTCGTTTATAACGGCGGCATCGGTCACAGGCCGCTTCTTGGCTGCGTATCAGTAGAACTCCCCGACGACACCGTCCTCTATAGCGGTTATACCGCCGATCACTACTTTGAGATCGTAGAAGACGAGTTGACGAAATGGGAGCCGCACACGCTGCGCGGCATCCCGATCATCGAATACCCGGCAAACGAAGCGCGAATGGGGGCATTTGAGTTAGTCTTGCCGATTCTCGATGAGATCAATAACCTCGAATCCAATGCAGTAGACGGCGTGGAGCAGCTTATTCAGGCGATTCTCGTCTTCCAGGGCGTAGACCTGACGGATGAGCAATTCACGTCACTCAAGGAACAGGGCGCGATCAAAGTATCCGAAAACGGAAAAGTGTACTATGTATCGCAAGTGCTGGAACAGGCGAATACCAAGACCTTGGTGGACGAGGCCTATCAGGCCGTTCTCGACATCTGTGGTATGCCGAACCGCAATGGCGGCTATTCCACCAGCGATACCGGAAAGGCCGTCATCCTTCGCGATGGATGGTCCTCTGCCGAGGCGAGAGCCAAATCTTCGGAGATGACCTTCAAGGTATCCGAGAAGGAATTCCTACGGCTGGCCCTTGCCATCATGAACACCGGCAACGCAGCGATGCGAAGTCGCGACGACGAACGGTCCGAAATTCGGGAACTGAAACTCGCGTCCATCGAGATCCGCTTCACCCGCCGCAACTATGAAAACATTCTTGAGAAAGCGCAAGTGCTGAATATGATGCTCACTACTCCGGGCATCCATCCGAAGCTGGCGTTTGAACATTGCGGAATGTTCGTAGACCCTGACATCGCCTACAAGATGTCCGAGGAATACGCGGCAAAGGAAGTAGCGGACAAAGCAAAGGAACTGGAACAGATTACGGAAGAGGAAGCCGAAGCGGAAAAGGCGGCACTAAATGTACAGTTACGCGGACAAGGGGATCAAATTTCTGAATAAACGCTACGTCCGAATGTTTGGTCGTCTGAAGTCCGTACTGCGGATGGACGAACTGAACATCATGAACGGCGTGAATTCGATGTTTGATGAGATTGATCCGATGGTCAAGGACGTGCTTCTTCGGATCGCCCGTGGAACCTACAAAAAGATTCGCGGCGAACATGAAGATGTCATCGACATGATGTGGGTACTGGCGTTTCTCAACGCGTATGACCCCATCACCAAGTACGTTTATGTCGGCGAACAGGATCGCAAGCGGACGCGCCTCATCGAGGCTCTGATCGCGACGCGGTCCCAGGAAGAAGTAGACCTCGCCATGCGTATATGGGCGAGGCAGACGACACAGGCCTGTATCGAGATAACCGACAAAGCGGCCTATAAAGCCTATGAAGACATGGGCGTTGACCGTGTTGTATGGGAAACCGAAAAGGACCTTCGCGTCTGTGAAGTGTGCCGAAATCGGGACGGCAAGGTGTATGAACTTAAGCGCGTTCCGAAGAAGCCGCACTACAACTGCCGGTGCTGGCTGCGGCCTTTCGTGGAAGGAGAGAACATTTGGCCTCTATAATTACGGAAGACCTTCAGAAAGTGATACTGGAAGTTCTGAAAAAGGGTAATACAGTAGAACTCAAGAAGGAGCGCGGCAACCTGGTTGTTGTCGAGATCGAACGGAAAAAACGGGCAAATATGGATGTCCTTCCGAAAAACTGAACAGGATAGTCAATCGGGGCTATTGAAGCTAACAGGGGCTGGTGCAAACCGGCCCTTTTTATGTATGTGAGGCATTTAGCCATTACATAAACGGTAGAGAAACCGCAAATCGCAAAACACAGAGAGAACTGCAAACGCAAAGCATGGGTAGAGAAACCCGAAATCGCAAAGGAGCAAACCAAAATGAAAATCGATGTCACCAAAATTGAAGGCTATTCCGAAATGAGTGCTGAAGAGAAACTCGCGGCATTGGAAAGCTACACGATCCCCGACCCGGATTACACGGGATATGTGAAGAAAGACGCGTTCGATAAAGCCGCGTCCGAAGCTGCCGAGTGGAAACGGAAGCACAACGCGCTTCTGTCCGAAGAGGAACGGAAGAAAGCGGCACAGGAAGAGGAGCTGAACGGCCTTCGCGCAACCGTAGCGGCGATGAACCGAGAAAAAGATATCGCGCAGTACAAAGCCGGTTATATCGCGATGGGCTATTCGGAGCAGCTTGCCCAGCAGACCGCAGAAGCCTTCGTGGATGGCGACAACAAAACCGTCTTTGCCAATCAAAAGGCCTTTTTAGAGGCTCATGATACGGCACTTAAAGCCAACCTGATGGCGGCGACCCCCGCACCACCATCCGGGAGCGGCGGCAATCAGGCTTGGACGGTGGCGAAGATCATGGCGGTGAAAGACACAAGTGAGCGGCAGAGGCTCATAGATGAAAACCTACAGTTATTTCAGTAAAGAGAGGTAAAAATGGCAGTTAAAACCAACACTACCAAGGCCGCAAACATCAGCGCGACCGCAAGAGCAATCGACTTTGTAAGCCGTTTCCAGGCGAATTGGGAAGGCTTACTGGAGATCCTGAACGTATCCCGCCCGATTGAAAAGGCTCCGGGAACCATCCTCAAAGCCTACAATGCTTCCGTCGTCCTTCAGACCAGCCCGGTTGCCGAAGGCGATGAGATTCCGTACTCCCTGGCTTCCGTCACTCCGGCGGCTATCACCGATGTGACCCTTAAGAAATATGCCAAGGGCGTGACCATCGAAGCGATCACGCAGTATGGTGCTGAACTCGCCGTTCGCAAGACCGACGAGGCCATGATCAACGAGATCCAGGAAGGCATCATCAGCGATTGGTACACCTTCGCGCAGACCGGCTCCCTGACCGGAACGGCTGACACCTTCCAAATGGGCGTTGCCAAAGCGGTAGGCATGGTTCGCAACAAATTCAAATCTATCCGCAGAAGCGTCGGCACCGTTGTTGCCTTCGTGAATATGCTTGATGCTTATGAGTATCTTGGCGCGGCTGGCCTTACCATTCAGAACCAGTTTGGTATGACCTACATCGAGAATTTCATGGGCGTTGACAGACTTATCCTGTCCTCCGACCTTCCCCAGGGAACCATCATTGCGACCCCGGCTGAAAACATCTGTGTGTACTACGTCAACCCCGGCAATGCGGACTATGCTGCCGGTGGCCTTGAGTACACCACGGTCGGCGTGACCCCGATGATCGGAGCGCACATCAATGGCAATTATAGCCACGCGGTCGGCGAACTGTTCGCCATCTGCGGCATGAGCATTTGGGCTGAATTCCTTGATGGCATCGCGGTCATCTCCGTCGGTGCTTCCGAGTAATTAACGAAAACGAAAGGGGAGCGGCTAACCCCGCTCCCCGGAAAGAGTAACTATGACAACGGCTGAACAGATTGCAATCGTATCGATGATAACGAACGGGAAGAGAAGCGAGGATGACATGATGGCGTACTTGGATATCGCCGGTCAGAAGATAATCCGTCGCGCTTTTCCGTTCCGCTCTGACGTTACGGACGTACCTGAAAAATACCACACTCTGCAAGCCGAAATCGCGGGATATCTCATCAACAAGCACGGCGCGGAAAACGAAACGGTGCATATCGAAAACGGCATCCACCGCCATTACAACTCCGCAGACGTTCCTGAAGACCTGATGGGCAGAATCATCCCTTACGGCGGCACATTCTTCGACGAGGCGTAACCATGATTGCGATGGACATCAACAAAACGGCGTTTTGGTATTGCCTTTATACGGGATCGCAGATGCTGACGGATTCGGACGGATACAAGACCGGCGAGAAGAAGCTGGTCTATTCGGAGCCGGTGAAGATGGAAGCTAATATTTCTGCGGCAAAAGGCAATTCCGAAGCCGAGATGTTTGGAACGAATCTTGAATATTCACGCGTCATCGTGACGTGCGATATGGATTGTCCCATCGACGAGAACACCGTCCTGTTCGTGGACAAAGCCCCGTCCTTTGACGATGCGGGAAGCCCGCAGTTTGACTATGTAGTCAAGCGCGTAGCCCGCAGCCTGAATGTGATATCCATCGCCATCGACAAGGTGAGGGACGCATGGACATTGCAGTAGAGGGCCTGAAAGAAGCAATCGCCGCGCTGAAAGCATACCGGGACAGCTTGCCCGACAAACGCAAGCAGCTTCTTGAGCGTCTTGCCGAAATCGGAGTCGAAACCGCGAACCTTCGCTTTTCGGAAGTGATCCCGATATATAGCGGCGTGTTTGACGGAGTCGATGTCGGTGTGATGTGGATGGACGACCATACCCTTGCCGTCAAGGCAAGCGGCGGGCAAGTCGGATTCCTGGAATTCGGCGCGGGCATCCATCACTACGGACAGGGACATCCAAAGGCGGCTGAATTCGGCACAGGCCCTGGAACGTATGGACCGAGAGGAAACCAGGAATACTGGTACTACAATGACCGGGGCGGGCAGATCGGCGAATGGAGCCAGCCCGCTTTAGGACATCCAGGCACAATACGAACAAGCGGCAACCCGCCGTCAAGGGCGATGTACCAGGCTGGCGTGGAAATCAGGAAAAAGATCACAGAAATCGCAAAGGAAATTTACGAATCATGATCAACATCGAACCCCAAATCTTCACAAGAGTATACGACGCGGTGAAAGCGGCCTTCCCCGATTGCGACGTGAAATCCGAACTGGATTTAGAGCCGAGCAGCGTCCGTGCGGTCATGATCGAAGAGATAGGCAACTATTCCAATCAGCAGACCGCGACCACGGACGAGATGGAAAATCACGCCGTCATCGACTATGAAGTGAACGTGTTCTCTTCCAAGGCGACAGGCAGAAAATCCGATGCAAAGGCGATTTTAGCCGTTGTGGACGGTATCCTGTTAGGGCTTAATTTCCAACGGCTCTCCACAAGGCCCGCGTCCTTATCCAATTCCACGAGGTATCGCCTCGTTGCAAGATATACCGCCGTTGTCAGTAAAAACGAAATCATTTTCAGGAGGTAAAGAATGGCAATTTCCAGCTATAAAACCTATCTCATGCATAAGGCTTCGGGTGCCACGCAGTACACCAAACTGATTGACATCAAGTCCACGCCTGACGGCATCATGGGAAGCCCGAATATGCTTGAAACTACAACGCTTTCGGACCCGCAGCAGACCTTTATCGAAGGCATCCGTCAGGTCGATTCCAGCGGCTTTGAATTCACGGCAAATTATACGAAGACCGATTTCACTACGGTCAACGCGCTTAAGGGCAAGGAAGAGGATTATGCAGTTTGGTTTGGCGCGACGACCACTAACGATGTCGACACCCCGGACGGAAGCAACGGCAAATTCAGTTTTAAGGGCATGATCAATGCTTCCCCGAACGGCGTTGGCGTAGACGAGGTGGTCGAGATGACCATTTCCATCGCGCCGACCACGGCAGTAACTTTCGCATAGTTGTTTAAGAAAAGGAGAACAGACAATGGCGAAGACGATTACCCTTACTTACGAAGGAACGAAGTACACGCTTGAATTCACGCGGAAGACCGTCGAAATCATGGAGAAGAACGGATTCAACGTCCGTGATATCCGTACATCGCCGGTCACGACGCTGCCGACCTTGTTTGCCGGTGCGTTCCTCGCGAACCATCGCTGGCTGAAGGATGAAACCATCGAGAAACTGTTCAAGTTAATCCCGAACAAGGACGATTTCCTTGAAAAGCTGGCAGAGATGTACAACGAGCCGCTTGAAGCAATGCTTGCTGATCCCGAGGAATCCGAGGGAAACGTGACCTGGGGCGCGGACTTTTAGATCCAACCCCCGATGAGCCGGGGGAGCCAATCCCCCGGCATACTGATATATTCTACAAGCAATTCCCTGACTATTTGGCAATGGGTATGCCGACCGACGAATACTGGAACGGCGACCCGCAACTGGTGAGATACTACCGCAAAGCGGCAGAGATAAAGCGCAACGAACGCAACACCGAACTGTGGCTCCAGGGATTGTATGTATATGAAGCGATAATGGATTTAAGCCCGATCTTGCGGTCGTTCGTGAAGGATCCAAAGCCGCAGCCTTATTCCAAAGCCCCGTACCCGCTGACGGAAGCAGAAAAGAAACGGCGCGAAGAAGCGGAAGTGGAAGAAGAGGCGAAGAAGACACAGGAGCGGCTGCGTGAAAGGGCACTCGCCTTCAACAAGAAACTAACGGAGAAAAAAGATGTCTGAAACGGTTATCGATGATATCAAAGTAATCCTGTCAGCAGACGACAAAGCCGCCAAAGGCCCGATAGACGACCTTCTCTCCAGGCTTGACGGTATTGGCAAATCTGCCGAAAGCAATGGAAATGCCACAAAAGAGTTTTTTGACCGCATCGCCAAAGGAGGGGAAGAAGCGGCGAAAAGCATGGGAAAGTTGGCAGACGCGGCTGGCAAAAGCAGCAAAGGCGTTAAGGGTGCGACCAAGGGATTCTCTGAAATCGCAGATTATGCTGAGAGAGTCGTGCCCGCGGCTGAAGACGCGAAAAAAGCCCTCGACGGAATTGATGGCGCGGGGGATAAGATTGCTCCGTTTGGCGGTGGCGAAAAGTATTTGACATTCCTTGATAGCATTGCAGACAAAGCGGTCCAAGCTGGTTCCTCTTTGGGTACGAAGCTGGCGGGCGGTGCGAAGAAAGCGGGCAAATGGCTTGCGAAGTTAGCGGTATCCCCGCTCACCATGCCAGTCAAAGCCATGACAGGGGCGATTTCCAATATCAGCAAATCGGTCGGTAAGCTATTCAGCAAGATAAAATCCGTAATCATGTACCGCGCGATCCGGTCCGCGATCCGCATGGTTACGGACGGATTCCGGGAAGGAACTGCCAACGCCTATCAATGGTCGAAAGCGATGGGCGGTCAGTTTGCCGCCTCTATGGACAGACTATCGACCGCTTCACTCTACTTAAAGAACTCGTTGGGTGCATTGGCTACCCCAATTATCAACGCGGTAGCCCCGGCGATTGATTGGTTAATAGATAAGTTTGTAGCACTCTTGAATGTCATCAATCAGGTCATTGCGCTTCTGACCGGCGCGAAGACCTGGACGAAGGCGGTCAAGTATCCGAAAGAATACGCGGAAGCTGCAAACCAGGCCGCTGGTGGTGCTGGGAAACTGGCAAAAGCAATGGTCACCATCCTGTCCATTGACGAACTGAATCCCCTGAACGCTGACAATGGTGGGGGTGGCGGCGGGGGCGGCGCGAGTGGGAGCGCACTTGACTACTCCGAAATGTTTAAGGAAGTAGAAACCACGTCCAACGCGCTCGATAAGTTGTTTGAGCCTGTTACCAACGCATGGCAGAACAAAGGGCAAGAGGTCCTGGATTCCCTTTCCAATGCACTTTCAGGCGTAAAGCAGCTTGCGGAGTCCGTCGCATCCAGTTTCTTTGAGGTATGGGAAAACGGCACGGGACAGGAAACGATCGAGCATATCCTTGGCATCTTTACCGGCATTAACAACACGATTGGAAATATCGCAAGGCAGCTTGCCATAGGCTGGAACACGGACAACCTTGGTACGCAGATAATCCAAAACTTTTGGAACATACTGAACAACATCCTTGGCCTTTGGGATCGAATTGCGAATGCCACGGCAGAGTGGGCGAAAGGGCTTGACTTCGTGCCTATCCTGACCGCGTTCAGCAACCTTTCCGGGGCATTTGAGCGGTTATCAAAGGTGGTCACCGACTCTCTTGGCGACGCATGGGAAAATGTTATTCTTCCGGTTGGTAAATGGCTCATTGAATCGGGATTGCCCGCCGCGATTGAGGCTATAGCGAAAGCAATAAACTTTGTCGCAATGGCTCTTGAAACTCTTATCGGCATCCTGAAAGAGATGAAGCAATTCATCGACGAACTGGCGAAAATGTCGCTTCCTGATTTCCTAAAGAGTTTCTTCGGAGGTAGTTTTGCGAATGGCATGGACGCTGGCGAATTCGCTGGCAGCGTTGGGGCAGCCACTTTCGGCGTGAAATTCAGCGTTACGGACATCATTGACAAGATTCCAATAGCAAAGAAAATCCTTGGCGGATTTAACGGTCAAGTGACCAAAAAAACAGACAAGATTCCGCTTAAGGATAAAATCATCGGGGCATTAACCGGCAACATCACCAAGAGAACGCTTGGCGAAAAGACAAAGGCTCCGATATCGCTGGCGGCAAATATGGTCAAGAGAACGCTTGGCAATAAGGTGGTTCTTCCGATTCCGAACTTGACGGGCAACATCACCAAGCGCACCGTTGGCGGGAAAATCCTTGACCCCGTGACCGGAATGACCGCCAGCTTCAACAAATCGCAAAACGCCATGTCAGAAGAGCAACGCCGCTTCTATGCAACCGCGAGGTTCAACCAATCTCAAAACGCACTTGGCACTCCGACCATCAACGCAAAAGCCAACTTTACCGATTATTCAAGCGAATTCTCAAAAGTAAAGATGGCCCTACAAATCACGGACGCATTCAAGCCGAATGGTCAGCGCATTTCCCTGGTCGCTTCGGGCGGCGCGTTCTACGGTGGCAAGTGGCACGATATCGCACAGTATGCAACTGGCGGCGTACCGAACCACGGTTCGCTCTTCATGGCTGGAGAAGCCGGTGCTGAAATCGTAGGCCATGTTGGCGGCAGAACCGAAGTTCTGAATCAGAGCCAAATCGCTTCTACCATCGCGGCGGCAACGCAGATGAGCAACGCAAGTCAGAATAATATCCTGATGCAGCTTCTTAACGGCGTTGAGCAACTTGTCGAAGGGCAGGGCGACGTGAGAGCCTACATCCCGGCTGGCGAGGTAGTAAGCGGTTTACAGAGAAACAACCGGCGTGACGGACGGGCATTAGTCCCGATGGGGGTATAGTATGGCAGATTTAGATGATTTGAGATTGCACGGTCCTGTGTGGACGGTAACACCCGCAAGCGGAGGCGAGACCAAAACCTTCCCGACGGACCTGCCGATTCCGTCCGTCTACTCCTACGAACTGGACGATGTTTCCGAACCAGATGCCGGTCGTGTAGAGAACGGCTATATGTACAAAAAACGCATCGGTCAAGTCTTCGCGGTGGAGCTGGAATGGTGGGGGCTTAACTCCGCGCAAGTATCCGCGCTGATGAAGGCCTTCGATGCCGAATATCTGAATGTCAAAGTATGGGACGCAAAAGCCGGTACTTGGGCAACGACGGAAATGTATGTCGGCAACCGAACCGCGCCGATGTACTCCGCAACGCTAAATATTTGGAGCAACCTAAAGTTTAAGTTAATTAAGAGGGCTTGCTGATGTATCCGATTCCATCGTCCCTTGGGATGAACCCTTGGGAATCTTATCAAAGCTACGGTGACGGCGGCTATAAGAAGTTTATCTACTTGTGCCGTAATGGCACGGATTGGTACGCCGGAAGCATCCTGAA